ATTTTAGAGATACTGACAATTATCTAGTAAAACACCAGATAGATTCATATAATGATTTCGTAAATCGAAAGATTCCACTCATTTTTGAAAATATGAATAAAAAAACTTTTTATCGAACAGACTACAATGATGAAAATTTAATTTATGAAATTACAATGTATTTTGGTGGTAAAGATTCAACCGGTGTATATATATCAAAGCCGATTATAACGGATCACCAGACAGGTTTTAAAAGACAATTATATCCTAATGAAGCCAGAATAAAGGATTTAACGTATGGCGCAGATATTTTTTATGATGTTGATGTTGAGTATTCACAGTTTAGGCTACTAGACGGCGAACGTAAATATATTTATAAGAATATCCCCCCGCCAACAAATGACTTTTTAAAACGTGTATATCTAGGAAAAATTCCAATCATGTTACGTTCTAATCTTTGTGTCCTAAATAATATGGAACCCGACACAATGTATCAAATGGGAGAAAGTAAATATGAAACTGGAGGATATTTTGTTATTGATGGTGCTGAAAAAGTCATAGTTTCAATTGAGCGTAGGGCAGAAAATAAAATATTCTTTTTAAAATCTGGTATTGATGATAAATTAACTCATGTCGCAGAACTTAAATCATCATCATTAGAAGTTTTTGAACCCGCTCGTACTGTTAAATTACAAGTTGAGAAATCAGGTGCTATAACAGTTCGCTTTGGTCAAGATACCCCTTTCTTTACACAAAATGAAGGCAGGGACATCCCATTATTTGTAGTATTTAGAATGCTAGGAATTGAAACTGATAAAGAAATCTTAGAATATATTTGCCATGATTTAAATAACGATTTATCACAAAAAATGATATCCTTACTATATCCATCTATTAATGACGATTTGATAAAAGTCCATGATATATATGACCAAGATACTGCAATGTTATATTTGGAAAATCGAGTACGTAGATCGCAAGATACGGGTGGATACCTAGATATGATAAAACACGTAGATAGTCGGATGAGTTATTTATTGATGACAATATACGAAAATTGCTTTCCACATGTTGGGCGGAACATGACAGCAAAATCGCATTATCTAGGTTATATGACACAACAACTCCTTTATTTTATCTTGAAGATTGAACCAGAGACAAGCCGAGATAATTTTATTAATAAAAGAGTAGATTTATCAGGATTTTTGCTGAGTAATTCTTTCCGTAATTCATTAAGGGAATTAATTCGTAAAATTGGTCTTAATCTGAAATCCAAGTATGAACAATCTCATACAGAATATGGCGATGGGGATTTTGCAAATCTAATAAATGAAAGAAATTTCCTTGAAATATTAGATTATCATAAGTTCCAAGAACATTTTGGAGATGCTATGAAAAAAGGCAATATTGACTTATCACTAGGTAGTAAAAGAGGTGCCGTCCAAGCATTGGAAAGAAAATCGTATATATCTGATTTATCACATCTTAGAAGAATTATTGATCCTATACCTGCCGGTTCAATGCCATCACTAGACAGGCGCAGATTACATGGATCGCAATATGGATGTGTGTGTCCTGTTGAAACGCCAGAAGGTGGAAATGTAGGTTTAAAAAAAGCACTAGCGATGATGTCAGATGTATCATTTGGTTGCTCTCCAAAAAGCTTAATTACTTTAATTAAAAAATCTGGATTGGTTGAACTTGGAGATATACATCCCAGAAACATCTATGGATTGACTAAAGTTTTTGTTAATGGTGTATGGATTGGCATTCATATGAATCCACAAAGACTATATACCCATTTGTTATTATATAGACGCAATGGATTATTTAACATTTATACTAGTGTCGCATGGTATAAAGAAAAAGATGAAATTATATGTTGCACAGACCAAGGGAGATTTTGTCGCCCTTTATATATTGTAGAAAACAATAAACCAGTCCTTGAACCCGGTATGATTGAAAAAATAAAGACAAAACAATTAAAATGGGCGGATTTGCTATGTGGATTTAATAAAAGAAAAACACCATTCGATTATTTCGATTGCAATACCTACGATTCGTCCGATTTAGAACTAAACCTAGATATTGATATTAGAAGCACAAATGAAGAAGACAAGCAGTCTGAAATTATAAAAGCTTTGCATAAAAACCAAGGAGTTATTGAATACTTAGATGCAGAGGAACTTAATACTCGCATGTTATCACCTAAATTTGATATTATGCGAAATGAAGATAGTCATTTAACAAAATATACGCATTGTGAATTACATCCATCTATGATGTTAGGAACTAGTGCATTCTACCTTGGCTTTTTACAAAACAATCCATCTCAGCGTAATTCTATGGGTATAGCACAAAGTAAACAGTCGATTGGAACATTCATTACAAATTTTAATCATAGAATTGATACAACTACGCATATTCTACATTATCCAGAACGCCCTCTAGCAGTCACTAGAATGAATAAATATATGCATGGCGATAAACTTGGAATGGGTCATAATATTACTGTAGCAATTACAACATATGATGGATATAATCAAGAAGATGGTATAATTGGCAATGGTATGTCTCTCGATATGGGGTTATTTAATACAACAATGTTTAAACAGTATAAAGATTTCGAAAAAACAGATGATAAAATATCTAGTTATGAACGATTTTATAATCCATTGTCTGATATAAGTTATGACGACGAGAATTTAAATGTAGAAACTCTTATGCATAAAAACCGTAATTACAGTAAGTTAGATAAATATGGATTTATAAAGGAGGGTTCGTATATTGAAAAAGACGATGTAATTTTTGGTAAATACATTAAAATTAGAAACGCCCAAGGTATTGATGAATACAAGGATGTTAGCAAGATTGCGGTTAAAGATCATTATGGGTCTGTTGTAGATAAGACATTTACATGCATTACTAACAGGTCTGGAGATCGTCTAGCTAAAGTAAGACTTGCGCAATTTAGAAAGCCTATAATTGGAGATAAATTTGCTAGTAGATATGCGCAAAAAGGCACGTTTGGTATGATATTGAAACGGGAAGATATGCCATTTTCGGAGAATGGAATTATACCAGACATGTTATTAAACCCATATGGATACCCAAAACGTATGACAGTAGCACAATTTATGGAAATTGTTTGTGGAGAGCTAGCAGTAGAAAAAGGACATTTTACCTTGGCATCTCCATTCGAACAAGTTAATCCAGAATTAGTAATGGATGCCCTTGAAAGTGCTGGTCTTAATAGAGATTGTGATGAAATATTTTACGATGGTGCTGAAGGGCGTATGATGGAATGTGCTATATTCACTGGCACAATTTACTATCAAAGGCTAAAACATATGGTTGGTGATAAAATAAATTATCGTGCGGCCGGACACAAAATTGATGGAGTTGTTGAACCTGGTGGCAAATATGATGCAAAAACCCGACAGGTGGTTGCTGGACGTGCACTAGATGGTGGATTACGTATAGGAGAAATGGAGAGAGATGGTTTATTAGCACATGGTCTTGGTGCTTTCTTAAAAGAAAGTATGATGGAAAGATGCGACAAATTCCCAATCTATGTTAGTAAAAAAACAGGACATGTATCAATTGTAAATCCCAATGGCGCATTCGGAAATAATGTTTCTTTTAATCCATCAGTTGATGGTCCAGTCAATTATTATTTATCAGAAGGTATAGAAGATGGTGTATTCTCAAGTAAATCTGAAATTTTAGCACTAAACACAACAGAAAAAACAGACATGGATTTTGTTAAACTAGAAGTTCCATACGCATTTAAATTATTATTACAAGAATTAGAAGGCATGTCAATTTGTACTAGATTACGAGTAAGTGATAACCAAATTATTATGGGCGAAACACCAATATGGGATTTAGAAGACACTCGTAGTGATAATGATGAAGAAGAGCTATATGAAGAAGTTGAGGAAGAGGAAGAGGAAGAAGTTGAGGAAGAGGAAGAGGAAGAGGAGGAGGAAGAGGAAATAAAGGAAGAGAAAAAGGAAGAGAAAGAGGATGATTCTGATAAAGAAGAAGATACGGGGGAAGATAAAGAAGAGGATGATTCTGATAAAGAAGAGGAAGTAAATATAGAAGGAATCAATAATACCAATAATAACCAAAACAATAATAATAATCAGAATACCAATAATAACCAAAACAATAATAATAATCAGAATACCAATAATAATAATCAGAATACCAATAACCAAAACAATAATAATAATCAGAATACCAATAACCAAAACAATAATAATAATCAGAATACCAATAACCAAAACAATAATAATAACCAGAATACCAATAATCAAAACAACAATAATAATCAGAATACCAATAATCAAAACAACAATAATAATCAGAATCAGAATACCAATAATCAGGGTGGTGGAGATTCAGAGATAAAGGTCATTCATATTTCGCATCCAATTGAAGGCGGTAATTTAGAATATGCATCTGCATCAATTCCAGAATTTAATCCAGAATCTGAAATTATGGATTCTAGCGATATGCTAGGGGGTGGTTCAGAAAATCTTTTCGAGGAAGAATATTCGAGTAATGTGCCAGCTGAAGTAATTCAAATTGAATAAATGCTAGTTAATTTTTTATTTGTTTTTATCGTATTAAATATTAGTTATATAGCAAGAATTACATATGAATGATAAATTTAAACAAATTGGAAATTATACATATAATCCAATAAGGATTGGTAAAGGAAACTTTTCAACTATATATAAAGGAAAGAACATACACACGCATGAAATTATAGCAATAAAAAAAATTGAGGTTGAAAATATTAATAAATTGAAGAAAAATGTAAGAAGAGAAATTGACCTACATAAAAAATTAGTCCATCCAAATATTATTGCTTTATATGATGTGGTGTTTGATTATGAAAACCATACGATTTATCTAATTATGGAATATTGTGAAGGAGGAGACTTTACAAAATTTCAAAACAAAAGACCTATCAAAGAGCAATTTATACAACGTTATATGCGACAATTTAGAGACGGACTTAAATATTTAGCTGAACATAACATAATTCATCGGGATTTAAAGCCACATAATATTCTAATTACCAAATCAGGTATTATTAAAATCTCAGATTTTGGTCTAGCAAAAGAATCAATAACAGACCACCCTCTAAAACAGACATATTGCGGTAGTCCATTATATATGGCGCCAGAAATGATGAATTCTGGCAGATATGATGGGCGGTCGGATTTATGGTCAATTGGCGTTATTATCTATGAAATGATTACGGGGAATCCGCCGTTTCATGTAAAGAATTTCGCACAACTTAAAAAAATAATCCAAAATGATATCCACCTTCCTGATAAATTTAATAATTTAATTTCAAATTTATTGAAAAAACTACTAGAAAATTTATTACAGCAAAATCCAGAAAAAAGAATGGACTGGGATATATTTTTTACGCATCCATGGTTTGAAACACATTTGCAGTTAGAAAGAGAAAACAATCTATTGGAGATTTCCATGTCTTCAAGTCTGCCAATATCTATTCCAAATTATGGAAATGCAATATACAATAATTCCCTTAACATGACAAGCAATGAACCCCATGACTCGACAGATAGCTTTAAATTTGAAGAGTTATTCGCTGAATCAGATGACGATTTATATGTATCCGCAAATTCTGATATAGATGATAATAATGATAATGATGATAATAATGATAATAATGATAATAATGATAATAATGATAATAATGATAATAATGATAATAATAATAATGTATATGATATAAATTTAAATTTGCAAAATATAAAAATACACAAAAATACAAAAGAAATCTCACGAGAATTAAGTATTGCTATTAACACTACAGTCCGTTCTAAATTTAGCCACAATCTTTCATCTTATAAGGAAGAAGAATGCACTCATCCACAAATATTACCAAAAAAAAGTAGTTTC